GATGCTATAATCATCTTACCTGATATATCTGTATCTTGACGGGAATTTGACGTCAAGGAATTCTGCTGGTTTATTTTAGCATCTATAAGATCACCAGCTTTAAGCTTTGCATCTCCAAATACTCTTAGTTTTATAAGACTCTGCATTAAGTTACCGGAATAAGCTAATTGATTTGGAGTACTTTCTGGAATATTTGTTATTGGTCTACGATTATCATAAGGTAAAACTGAATTTCTACCTGGGTATTTACCAAACTTAGAAATGAATGATGCATTGTTCCAACTACCAGCGCCACCAGACTTATCTTTAGCATCTGGAAAATCAATAGTCTTTGATGTATATTCGTTTGTCTCATAATTAAAGTAGTTAAACCGCGACTTCATAGTTCCGCGGTCGATACGGTCAATTGCATTAATCATATGAGGCAGCTCATAGCCAAAGATATTATTGTCGGTCAGCTTCATCATATCCGTGCCTACTGCGGAGTCCTGAACAAAAGACTTCACCGGCGTTCCTCTAAACATGCTCTCTATAGTGATGAAGTTGAATCCTTTCTGGTTCTCAAAGAAGACATAGCTTGATGACTCGTTCTTAGACGATACTGCTAGTGTCTTTAGACGATCAATAAAATCCCAGGCTTTTTCATTCTGTGCTATTATATCTTGAACACCTTTAGTATCTTCAATGTTTATTTGTTTTTTAGTCTTGAGATAGCTATTCAATACATCTTTAATGTTATAAGATATTTGTTTTTTACTATAACTCTTCTGTATATACCCATGCTTGTCTACACCACCGGCAGCATAAAATGCTTCTTCAGACGAGCAAATGATTGTAAACGTACGAGATTTATATTGAGCGCTTGGCGCTAGATTCACTACCTTATTGACCAAAAACTTATATGACGCCTTCTGACCACCGGGAGCCTGAAACACAATGGTGAATGGCTCACCACCAGATAAATTTAGCCCAGCAAACAGAGCATCATCGGTGTCGCGAACGTTGAACTCACCGATGACGCACGGCATGAATATACTTTCGTATATCGATCCGGATATAAATCCAGAATTTATCACACGCCCGGCAATGGACATGCTGTTTATTATTAAATCTCCCGGCTGGTACGAGTTTAGAGCCATGTTATAATAGACCGGCTAGGGCGTCTGATGCTTTCTGCGCGACCTGATCCACCGCACCTGGGTTCATCAGCCTGATTGTACGATTCTTTTCGTTTCTCTCATACTCTTCGTCGTATATTGTTACCGGACTCCAGTATATGGCCTCAGCAGCAACTATATTATTGGCTAGAGAATACACAGCCGACACGGTGCAGTTGGATGAGCTCTCGCCGCCATAGACATAGCTGTTGTTCGACGTAAATTTATATCCGGTCGGAACTGAGTCCACGTATCCAGTGGTGTGCTGTATTGTCAGCGTGGTTGAGTTTGAGGCTAGAACCTGCCCGGCGCCAGTAACCGATGCCACAAAGACATTGCTGCTTGTATTTGCGTAGCCAAGATTGACGCTCAATATTTCATTGTTAGAGAAAGCTGAGTTTCCAGATATAGAATATCTCACGATCTTATTAGTGGTTATTTCTTCATCGATTCTCTTTCGCTTGTACGCCGTGACGTTGCTCCCGGTCAGAACAACCTCATAATACCTCTTTGCGGTATCGAGATACAAGTTTCCAAAGGCATCATACTTTGGAATGTCTGGAAGACTATTGAACTCAGCGATCGTTATAACATCTGTATCATCATACCAGTTGTTTCTATAGTATGCGACCTTTGAGCTTATCTTGTCTGTGTTTCCATATTTCTTTAGAAGATAGTTATTGAACGTATCATCTGGCATATACCAATCATAGTATGGATCGGTCATGCCATTGGACATATATACTATCCAGCTCATATATTCATCATTAAAAATACGATCGGCTAGCTGATCAGGGCGCTCGTTGTTCTGAAGATCATAAGGATAGTATAGAAAATTATTTTTTGATGGGAAGTCACGAATCACCACTCGCTCGGTAATGTCTACAGCGAGCTGATTATTATAAGTAATAAGTGGAAACTTAGAGAAATATTTTTCGGACATATCTTATATCTATGGGTTATTTGGACTAAAGCCACCAGTATTTGGAAGGACATTTCTGTTTTCTGGCTCTTCATAAGGTTCAAAATCCACTTTAGTCCAATACTCAATCTCTTTGAGTGTCATGCTAACTTCAATTTCCGTTGGTACATTTTGAGAACCTTTAAAGAACGATGGAGTATTAGCTGGTGCATAGTTTGCTGAAAAATCAGTTATAACGCACGGCTTGAATCTATACAAATAATTATCTCCACCAAAGAAACCAACTTGAATCATGTCCGGATAATTCAGTAGAGTTCCACTAGTTTCATTTGCTATATCTGGTAATAGTGCAAATTTGAATAAAGTTATAATCTTATTAATTTCTCTAGCTTCAGCCGGATTACGTGGTATAAATTTCCAAGTAAAAGTGTGTGTTTTGAATGTTGGCTTATCAAACATCACAGTAAGAAATGGATTGACTGCAAGACCAAGTGGTTGAATCACATCTTCTAAACTTAATTCAGTACGAAGAGCTTTACCAATTTCAGGAAAGGTTGTTCTAAGCTCTTCTATTCCAAGACCTTGCAAAAAACCTTGCCCAGTTGAAGCAATATTAGAAACAAAACTTCCAAGATTGTTTACAATTCCACTGTTAAATTGCTCAAGCCCTAATAATTGTTCTACAACAGCGCCAACTAATGGAGATTGACCTTTTTCAGAATAGTCTAATTTGAATTTATCAGCTATATTTTTAGCGACTGGTAATCTAATTGTTCCCTTTGGCTTAATATATGGTTGCTTGAATATTGAGCGTCTTTTATATTCCATTATGTCAAAGCTCATACTTAGATTATAGCTATCTAAGTCACTTGGAAATTTCAAATTACGCGGAATTATTCTACTAATGTTTTGGGGGGAAAAGGCTCTTCTATTATTCATAACACCTAAACCTACCGTTGCACCTCCCGCCAGGACGAGGGTTCCACGAACAGGAACACTTTCTCTTGCAACCCCAATTCCAGATAGAAGTGTATCTATAGCAGTCTTAGCCATTTGTTTCTGTAACCTTGAGATGTTTTTTCTATTTATCATGAATAAATAGAGTTCATGAAAGGTTTCTTCAAGCCATATTTTCCAGAGAAGTACAAGGGAAACCCAGCTCAGATAGTCTATAGATCTAGCTGGGAGCTTAAGCTTATGAATTATCTGGATCGTCACTCAGATGTTATCAGTTGGCAGTCAGAAGAATTTTTCATACCATATAGATCCCCAGTTGACAGGAAAATTCATAGATACTTTCCGGACTTTTTGGTCAAAAAGAAAGAAAAAGACGGGTCAATCAAGACCGTAATGATCGAGGTAAAGCCTGAGAAGCAAACCAGACTGCCCAAGCATCCAGGTAAGGTCACAAAACGGTATATAACCGAAGTCTATACTTGGGGTGTAAATGAAGCCAAGTGGAATGCCGCAAAAGAGTATTGTCTAGACCGCGGATGGTTATTTCAGGTTTTCACCGAGAAGCATCTTGGAATATCATGGTAACAACAGTATTTAAAACCATAGCAGAGCAATCTTCTAACGTAAAGGCTAGTGAGAAAAGCTCGAGAATCTGGTATAGAGATCAGGCATCACGTATTAAGAAAGTCAACAATAATGAGATCATAGACGTAAAGAATTTACGCAGTACTCTCAATGCTCAGAACATAGGCCAGATGTTTATGTTTTTCTATAATCCTAAGCATAAGCAGACTCTGCCATATTATGACATATTTCCTTTGGTATTTCCCATAAAGCTATACTCAGACGGCTTTCTGGGTTTAAACCTACACTATCTTCCAAGAAACTATAGAGTTAATCTTATGGACGCTCTATACTATACAATAAATAACAATAAGAAAGACAAGACCACTAGACTTAGAGTAACCTACCAGCTGTTAGAATCTGCATCTAGAATGAGATACTTCAAACCGTGCGTGAAGAGATACCTCTCAGAACACATCATGCAGAAGTTTATATACATAGATCCTGAAAACTGGGACAAGGCGCTGATGCTGCCAACAGAAAGATTCATGAAGAAGCCAATAAATCAAGTACACAGAGACAGCGTTAGCGCGACGAGGATAACAATCTAATGGTGTTTGATGTAGCGATTTTCAAGTCTCATCTCTCTAAAACTGGAACACTGCCTACAAATAAGTTTGAGGTAGATATACCGATACCGCGAGTACTCTATAATACAGAGGTAGTAGTTGATAACTATCGCAGACCGCAGGTTACATTCGGAAAAACTTTAAGCTTTAGAGCCGAATCTGTGCGCGCACCTGGTGTGACTATGCTTACCTCGCAGATAAATAGATATGGATATGGGCCGCCGCAAAAGTTTCCATACAACGCAAACTTTACTGATACGTCAATGAGCTTTATCGCTGATAAGGAAAGTCTGGTATGGATATTCTTTTATAATTGGCTTAACAATGTATTTGCTTATTCACCCATAGACCCCGGTGGTCGTGAATCAAATCTAAACTATCGTTCTAACTATATGTCTGACTATGCTGTCGATACTAAGATAAAAGTGTATGATAATGATGGAAAGTCTTCTACAATGGTAGAACTGATAGACTCATATCCAGTCAGCATGAATGACATTGCTCTGTCGTGGGCCGACGACAATCAGCTCAAGAGAGTGACAGTAACATTCACGTTTAGACATTGGAGATTCACAAATGTTATTACCACGGATGGGTCGGTTAAGGCAGGATCAGTAGACCCATTGATAATCCCAGCACGTGGACAAATTGCAAACGCTACTTTGACTGTAGCAGCTAACCGTATAAAAAATCGCTTTTCAAATTAATAATATTCAATAGCAATGGAGTTTTACAATGACACTTCCAAAGATAAGTCATCCAACTTTTAAAATAACAGTACCATCGACAAAGAAACAACTAGCTTTTAGGCCGTTTCTAGTCAAAGAAGAGAAAATACTTCTTATGGCTAAGACATCGGGTGACAGCAAGGACATACTCGGCGCGATCAAGCAGGTAGTCAATAATTGCTGCCAGGAAAAAGGTTTCGATGTAAATAAGATAACTATATTTGATCTGGAGTATATATTCCTAAAGATCAGATCAAGCTCGGTAGGGAACAAGATACCGTTGGGGTTTAAGGATCTTGAGGATAATAAAGAGTATAAGTTTGAGGTAGATATCAATACTGTCGAAGTCGAGTTTCCAAAGAATGTCGACAATAATATCAAGATAAACGATAAGACTGGAATAATAATGCGGTATCCAAGCGCGTCTCTATACGACGATAAAGAATTTCTATCGCTTGGTCAGGACGCC